TAGCCAGCCTGTGGGGTTGCAGCACTAGCACCAAAGCCACCGGTTCCTGCGAAGTTGGTTGGAGTTTCCTGAAGAAGCGATGTCATGTTGATTGACTGGTCGCCTGTCTCCATAAGAGCTCTTTCCGTGTTCTCAAGAAGAGTAGCAGTTACTGCTTTTCTGTGCTCGTTTTGAATTGGCGAGAAGGAAGAGTGCTCTAGAAGAGGACCCCACTTTTCGACTAAAGTTCTGCTAGATTGACTCATTTTCTGTCTCTCCTTATTCTTGTTGCTTTCAACTGGTTTTATTTATAATTTGCTTATTTTCACTTAGCTTTTTTGTTGTTTAAGGCCTCAACTATCGCATTGACCGTAGAGTACTGAGATACTGGCTTTTTAACAATTTCTTCAGTGACGATTTCGTCTTCTTCTACGTTTTCGGTGATTGTTTGAGTCTTCTTAGTCTTGAAGAAAGATTCTCTAAGAGTATTAAGATCTGTTGCGTATGCCTCAAGATCATCGAAATCTAATTTTTCTGATAGAGACTTAAGTCTCTCTTTTTGCGAAACTGTTAGACCTTCAGATACTTCTTCGAAAACCATGTCTGCTTTAAGAGATGCGATCTCTTTTGCAAGTTCGATGTTTTCGTTGATAGCCTGATTGGCTTGATCTGTAAGTTCTTGAACTTGCTCTTCTAGGCCGGCAACAACGTCAACAGTTTCTTCGTCGATGTTAATGTTGTGCTCAGAGAATAGATTTTTAAGTCCATCCATAAGGGACTCTGCCATCTCTACTTTGATACCGGATTCAATAGCAACTTCGTTCTCTTCTAACCATTCCTTGACAACGTAGTCAAGATATGAATCTAGATTTTCGACGATTTCTTCCATAGCTTCGTTTACAGATTCTTCAAGTTTCACCTGAAACTCTTCTTCAAGAGTGGAAACAGCTTCTTCAACTCTAGCCTTTGTAGCTTCTCTAACTGCAGTTTCAAAAACCAAAGATACTTTTGATTTAAATTCTTCAGAAAGATCAACTCCTTCAAACATTGAAGCAATTGATTCTTCAACCGAAATCATTTCTTCTTCGATTACTTCATCTGCATCGATTTCTTCTTCTTCTGACATAGGTGGTTTACCTACAGCGCCTGCCTTTGGATCGACTGATTTCTTAACATCAGCAAGTTTTTTCTTGATCTCTCCACCTGCTGGCGTAACCGGGCTTGGCACGGTAGAAACGCCGTCGTCAGCAACGAACTTTTCTTCTAATCCTGACATATTTACTCTCCTTTTGATTGGATCCGTGTTATCATATCCATATTTATAATATTTAGTTTTTCAGAGAACGAATAAAGTTTTCCAGCAGCTTTGCCGCATATGCTTCATCAACCGTTCTTATAGTTCTTTTATACTGCTTCTTTACTTCCTTAACAGCTTGCTCTATAATCTCTTGAGCTCTCCAAGTACCGGAAGCGATATCATAGTAGTACTCAGTATTTTCCATGATACCATTTACGAAGCAGTTTGGGCCAGAAGGATCTGTAACAACATCCACAGTTGACAGGTGGAAATCGTTTTGAACTTCCATGATTCCTTCTTTCGTTGGCTTAACCGAGCCTAGGCCACGAGTAGAAACACCAACCTTAACACCCTCATCGATAAAGGTCTTTACGATCTCGCCCATAGGAGTCCCGAGAATCTTTGCCTTACCAATAAAGTTTGATCCATCACGCTTCATCTCAGTGATAAGATGCGATACGCGATCTCCATTAATCTGTGGACCATCTGGGTGGCCAAGTTCACCGAGAGCACGCTTCGTTTGAATAAAGTCATTATTATATCTATTCATTTCTTTTTCAAGTATTTGAGAAGGATATATGCGTCCATTGCGATTCTTAATGTCGCCTTGCATAAAGACGCCTTCTATGAAGTAATTCTTCTTACCACTCTCGGTTGCTTCAGTAAGAACTTCGCAATCCTCGTTGAAAACTTCTGTGATCAGTTTCATCTGAAACTCCTTTTTATTTTATTTATAATTTTGTTTCACTTATTATCTAAAAGACACAGGAGTGCAAGAAACTGCTGCGGATGCGGCAATTGTATCGCTAGGTTGTTTTTCAACAATTTCTACGGTGTTAACGGCCATATTAAATGTCCCTACAGTGTCACCTGCTAAAGTAATAGTAGCCGCATTAGTAGCGAATATTCTTACTACCGACGAGTCAGATACTGTGTTAGCAGTTGTAACATTTATGGCGTTACCTTTTACTTTAATGATCATATCGCTTCCCTCGCAAAGCTAAGAATCTCTTCAAATCCTGCTTTATCTTTCATCGCAACTTCTTGCATCTTCTTGCGATTTGAAGTAGAAAGGTCCTTAAACATTTTATTTAGAAGATCAACGTCTTCCTTCTTGAGCACAACAGATCCGCCGTCCTTAAGCTTTACCATTCCAACTTTGAATGCCTCGTCAAGTATCTCTACGGACTCACGGATCTTTTCTTGGCCGTGTTCGTCTTTATCTATTCTTTTGACAGGTACGTCACGAGTGCGTGAATGTCCCTTGGGATCGATGTAAGAGACTGTCTTTTTCATTGCGGTCTGAGTTACTTCATTAAGACCAGCTTTTGCTGAGCGATAGCCCATAGGATCTGTCTTTAAACGACGATCTCTTTCTTTTTTCATTTCGTCTTTAGTGTAGCTACCGTGCGGTACACCGCTATTCATGTGCCACTTAAGACGCCCGTGAGACATTTTTGTAATGTCTTCTTCTAGCTCAACTTCTTCCATCTTGTTTGCGGATCTGTTTAGGCCAGTTACGCGGTTCTGTCCTTGCTTATAGTCTTTAGAAGTTAGAGTGCCTTTATCTAGCTTCTCTCTTTTCTTCTTAAGATCCAAAGCAGCTGCGGCGTGATAGTCACGAAGTTTGTCTTGCGAAATCTCATCAATCTGCTCGGCTTCTTCTCCATACATGTCGTCATAGTATCCACTTCCGCTAGATCTAGTCGCCATTCTCATCTCACCACGAGCATACGAGTAGAGAGACATCATTGACTGATGGGCGGTCGCAAGCTTGTTCTGATACCATTCTTCTGGATCCGGAGTCATTTCTAGATAATCCATGATCTCTTCTGCTGCGTAGCAAATGAACTCAAGTTGACTCATCATCATCGGAATTTCCTCGTATGCGTCCTCGTTCATGTTTGCTTTATCAGCAAGACGACCAGAAGCACCTGTGATACCAGTCATACGATTCTTAATCTTACGCTTTACATCTGGACTTGACTTTCTCATTGATGAAGAAGCTTGAGCGGCGGCGACAGCAGCATTACCTGCCATATTACCAGCAGCTTTCTTGATGTAGCTATGTAGAGTGTTTGGAGAAAGCTCGTCAAGCTGTTCGACTTCTTCTGGTAATTTCACGGACTTTAAAAGTCCTCCGAATTTTTTATCATTTTTTATTCTAGTCTTAAGAGCGCCAACGTCTTGCTTATTCATCTTGCCGGCTGCTGTGACTCTAGGCCCACCTTTAAACTTGCTCGACCATTGTCTGCTTGCTAATTTATCGTGCCCTGACGATTGATTGTCTCTACCAAAGTGCATTTGATATGAACCATCATCTACTTGTTTGGCAATTGTTGCGCCAAATTCTTTTTCAATTGCTTTTAAATATTTTTGCGGAGTATCATTACCATCATATTCTGGATGTGTAGTTGTATAAACATTAAGAATAAGATCGTCAAGTCTATCACGCTGAGAAGCAGATAGTTTTGCTTCATCAAGATCAACTTCTTCTTTAGCAACAAGTTTATCAGTTGCCTTTTTAATACCACGCATTCTGTCCATAGCTTTACTGAAATTCTTTGGTTGGTCTGGGTTGTTATGTTCTCCAGACTTTCTAGCATGATCCATAGCGTTTATATTAGCTTTCTTGATATATGAACCAAGAGTCTTTTTATCTAGTTCGTCAATCTGTTCAGCTTCTTCTTTGGTAAGTTTATTAGTTGCTGTAGAAATACCAATCTGTCTTCCGAGAGCTTTCATATAATTCTTACCACTATCTTTATCACGAACATCACCTGCTTTGTAAGCCTTAGTAACTGCATCACCAGCAGCTTTCTTTACATATGAAGTAAGTGTCTTCTTTGAGAGTTCATCGATCTGTTCTACACTCTCGGTGGCGCGAACCTTTGGTTCCCCAGCTACACCAGGGTATGCTTTTTTACCAGCAAGATTTACACCAGGTCTACGCTTCATGACTTCCTTCGTGCTTAATTCGCCAGTGTTGGTTTTGTCAGCAACTTTACGAATATATCTACGAGCAAGGTCACGAGAGATCTCATCGAGTTCTTCCGTTTCTTCTTTACGAATAGATTTACCAATCGCTTTGCGACGATTGTGAAGATACTTATCTGATTTATCCTTATCGCCATCGTTATCAATGTCACCATCTTCTTTACCAACCGGATCCATTGCTTCTTTCTTCATGGAACCCTTACCTGCGAACGTGCTAGCAGCATCTTTCGACATCGTGACTGGATACTTCTTGCCGCCAAAGGCAAAGTGCTTTGCGCCTGACTTGTGAGCGTTTGCAGCAGCGGTGTGGAACGCATTCTTTTCTGTCGCAAGGATTTCTTCAGGAATTATAAACGTCTCTTCGTAAACAATCTCGTCCTCACCCTTATCATAGTCTGCTTTACGCTTAGGGGCCTTTACTATCTTACCACCTGTGAACTGAGCCTCAACGTCAACAGGATAGTCGACCTTTGTGACAACATGTTTATCTTTAAAGTGCTTTTCGTCGCCAGCCTTTGGCTCAGCAACTTCCGATACTATCTTGTGAAAGGATTTCATTTTTGAGGCCCTCTTCTAAATGATTTTGTTTTATTTATAACTTTTAAGGATTCTTCAGCTTCCATATCATCTTCTGGAGGCGGCTCAGCGCTTACAGGTGGTTTACTATCAGTTTGATCCTGATCATCACCAGAAGGCATTCCATCGTCGTAGAGACCAGCTGCCTTCTCTTTATCCATCTGTCTCTGCATCTCACGCATATCGTCTTCAGACATGAAGAGCACGTTCTTAATGACCCACTCACGAGAGTAGTACTTGCCGATCTGTTCCTCAATATCTCGTAGCATCGTTACTTTTTCACGAAGGATCTCAGTCTGTTTGAGTTCCTCAAAATAGTTGTCCTTCATAAAGTCGTAACGAATAGCATCCTTTATATCGGCCCATTCTTCTGGATCGAGGATACCCTTAAGTATAAGTTGCTTTTCAAGTAAAAGATCGAATAGCATAGAGAAACGAGTTCTTAGTCTACGAATGAACTTACTAAACTTAAGTTCGTCGCGTGTGATCTCAGAAACTCTACCAAAGCTATACATAGTTTCTGGCTCGAGACGAGACACCGGAACCTTTAAAGACTTATATAGTTTTCTTTGGAAGTATTGCAGGTTTTCATCACCGCTAAGTGCAGGTGCAGATCCACCAGCTAGAATGTCGACTTCAGTTGAACGCTCTCCACCACGGCGAGGAAACCAAAAGTCCTCGGTCATAGTCATAAACTTGCGACCATCTGTAATGTCACCGCTATCGGAATCATACTGAAGCTTATTCTTATGGCGAGTCATCATATCGTGAAGATATTGCTCTGCCTTTGCTTTAGGTAGCTGGCCAACATC